GTGTATAGATGAGTACCAAGGCTAGCCCAGAACTATAATCGTAAGTATCTTCAAGTTCCTGGATAATTGATTTCAGTTCAGGGCTGTTATACGGATTATTGGCCGTCCATGCTTCAGGATTATTCCAAGGAACAGATGCCGTGGTTGGCGTGCGCACCGAAATATCATCGGTGCCAATCCCCCCCGCTGTAAATGTCGCGGGGGTGTCATTGTCTTCGCCATAAAAATCACCCTCAATGTCTCCATCGTCGCTGAAATGAGCTATCCATGTTAGATATGCTATCTCAATGGTCTGTCCCGTTGGCATAGTAACGCCCAAGAATCTTGTCCCAACGTAGTCAATGGGGCCATAGTATCCATACCGAAGATATTCAAGGTCTGTAACTACTGTTCCATTCTCGTGTTCATCCGCATCGTCAAGACTTGCCCCCACCGTCTCATCAATGTCAGGGTCAAAGATGATTGTGCCTTCGGGCAGAGCATTGAGAGCAAGAACGGGCGCACCCACGAGAAGATAGTGCTTGTCGCCGACCTTCACGAACCGCTTGCGCAGGGGAACCTGTATCGGCTCGCCGTCCTCATCGACAGGCTCACCTTCGGGCCATGCCTTGCTTGCTGGCAGCGCAGTGATTATCTCGCCCTGGTGGGTCTTGAGAAGCAACCTGCCTTGCCGCTCAAAGTCAGTGTCATAGTCTATGTCACCATCGTCGTCGGCCAGCCCTGGCACCTGGCCCCAGTCCACCTCATAGACCAGCACCAGTGCCGTGTCGTCCTCTGGATAGGGATATGGAGGCGTGAGCACCGCATTCCTGGCTGTTGGCCCAACTTTGAGTCGCTGCTGAAGGCCGTCTCCACCAGTGTGTATCTCAAAGGCGGTATCGGGGAAGAGGTTGGCCCAGGTCAGCTTGCCCAGGGGATTCGCCAGGAGGTCGTTGCCGTGCTCCAGATCCTCTACAGTGGGTGTCCCGTAGGTCGCTGTGCGGACTGTCTCGTATTCCTTCGTTTGGTTGTTAAGGTACGCTATACGCTCTAGCCTGAAGCCGATGCCCACGCCCTGCTTCTCGGCGGCGAACCAGCCTTCATTCCTACCCAGGAAGCGCCAGTGACTCTTGCGCATCTCCCAGTCCCAGCCAGGCTCATCGCTGGGCACGATGCGCGGATCCACCTCCAGCCACTCGGCAGCTTCCGGGTAGTGCAAGGATGTGCCGACTATCCCATCCCAACTGTACGTGTTGGTGGGTTGGCCATCCTCATGCAGCCGCCTCGTCTTGGACGTGCGGGTTCGTCTGTCCAGAACCTCATGCCAGTCTTGAGCCATCAGTCCTCAGTGAGAGCCAGGTCGCCAGCCTTGAACTTGGGCGTGTCACCGCTGGACACCGTCTTGGAAGGGCTTATCGGGCCCCAGTACATCAGGTTCCCGCCTGAAAGGGCGTCGAAGAGGCCGAACGCGACCACCTCTCCCCAGTCAGCCGTGGCCTCGACGAACTCGATGAGCGTGCCGTTCGCCTTCGCCCCGCCCGCTGCAGCGGGCCAGTTGGTCGCGTTGTTGGTCACAGCCTTCCGCGCATAGCTGCCACCCGTGGCCTCCGTGCCACCCCCGGCGTCGCTCGGAGTGACGGTGTAGAGCGCCACGTAGATCGTGGCCGGTGCTGAATACGCAGCGTTACCCAATACATGATCGAGAAGCTCATTCTCCAGAAAGTCGGACTTTCCTCCCGCCACGTTCTTACCTCCCCAGTCTCAGATCACCCGCTCGACCACATGCTTCTGTATCAGGCCGCAGTCGGCCCACACCTCGCCGCCGACCGCGTGCCACCTATGGCAGAGGTCGAAGTCCTCGGTGTCGATTATCATCCCCTGCTCGTCGTATGTGCACTGGAACCACGGCGGCCCCAGCCTCTCGAATACCTCGCGCCGAATCAGCATCCCCGCGCAGCCCACCACCACGTCCGGACCCTGCAGACCGACCAGCGGCTTGTGGGGCAGGTATCGGCCCGGCTTGGCCGTCCTGTCCAAGACCATGGTCACGATCTGACCACCCAGGTTCGCCCTGTGCGGCGCTGCCACCAACGGCAAGTCGTGGGCCAGGAGCCGCTGTATCGTCCCGACCTGGGGCAGGCAGTCGCTGTCGAGCATGAAGAGGTGCGTACACCTCGACTCCAGGAACTGCACTACCTGGTCGCTCCGCGCGTGCTGGAGCGGCTTCGGCGTCACCACGGTCTGGACCTCGACGCGCGGCCTGAGCTGCTCATAGGCCTGCAGCCGCCAGTTGGCCGTCTCGACCCGCATCAAGCCCTTGCTGGGCGTCGAGATGCAGATCCTCGCTCTGCTCCTGGCCGTGTCTATCTCTCCACTGAGAACTGGACGTCGACCCCGAAGGTGCCCGGGGAACCAGCGTTGCCCGTCTCGTTGGCCACCATCCGCAGGTCCTCGACCCCGGCTCGCATGGCGATGGGCCCCCAGATCACGGCCTCAGCTCCGGCACCCACGGCGGTATATGTGACCACCTCGCGCTGGATTATGCTCGCCGTGTCCGCACCAGCCGCAACCACTCCGACCGCATAGGCGCTCATGGGATAGGCACCCGCGTAGCGTGCGATCCTGAACTCCAAATGGAACGTGACGGCCCCGGCGGCGCCGCCGCGCTGATACTGGATGTAGAAGGTCGCCCACAGGAAGTTACGGCATGGGATCCAGGCGGATGTCCAGTCCGCACCGGCAGGAGGCAATGCGGCCGCAGCCCGGATACGGACATTGTTCGGGATCAGAGCAGGTTCGTTTCCGAGAATGTCGCACCTCCCCCAAAACGACAAAGCGGCAGAGCCTGCGCATTGCGCAGTTCTGCCGTTTCTGGCTGTGTACGATTCGGTTGTACGGAGACCCCGATGGTGCCCTAACGCAAAAAGCGGCGGCCAGACCCGCTTTGGCGGGCCGCCGCCGTATATGGCTTTGCTATTGGGTTACTGCCGAGAGATCACATTCCTCCTGACCATATAGTAGCACAACATCGTCGATACGTCAAGCCCTAAGGCGGCTCACTACCCTCATGGCCCAGCGATTGCATCCACTACAGCGTCGGTGAAGTGCTCGCCCTCGAGCTGCAGGCCCCCGCGCCCGCGCGGCTCAGTATAGGTCGGTATGGGCTGGGTCCAACCGATCAGGTCACCGTCGCGCAGGAGGAGCTTGATCGACACGACGACCACGCCATGCCCCCGGCACTCGCGGTAGGCGCAGCTTTGTAAGCGGAGCAGTAGGTTGTCCCAGGTCTTGGGCTGGTCGGTCACGGTGTCACAATGTCCTCTCCAACGCACTCCCACAACTCTGGTTTCAGCCTTGGTAGCAAGCACCCAGGACAATACCAGGACAGCTGGCAAGCGATGTTGTGGGGAATATGCCAATGCCGTACAAGGGTATCCCTCAGCTGTATCCGCTGCATTGTCTGGTGGAGGTGTCTGTTTGCCCGTTTGGTTATGCGAAGCCCCTGCAGGGCAGATGTCAGTGGTAGTAGCCAACGCTTGGGCCAAGCCTTGGGTTGCTCGGTCATAGCATTCCTGTCTCAGGTCTTTCGACCCAATAGCAGTTCTGCCACCTCTCCCGACCGTGTATCTGTTCGATGTAGGCCCACTCCAACCACCGCCATTCCTGTTCGCCCCCATATCCGCCGATGCTGCATTTGGTGGGCAGGAAGAGGAAGCGCCTCACTATCCTGGAGGCCAGGAGCTTCGGCTTGGGCCTCGGTTTCCATCGCATGGGTCATCCTCCTTCGTCTCTGTCAGCTCCCAAGGCGAGTACCATTGAATCATCTCGCGGCCACCCATTCCCAGATAGTCACCACTAGCCAAACCGTGCCTATAACCAGTGGGCCAAGCACGGCCACGATGACTGTTACCAGTGCCCAGAAGATGGCTACAATTGCATAGAGTAGCCACACCCACCACGTTCTCAAGTGATTGGTTGGCATCACGGTCTCCCCCTCGTCCCGATCACGGCCTGGGCGCGAGCAGTGTCCACCTCGACGCGGTGCAGCGTGCAGTGGCAGTTGCCATTGCAGACCGACCCCTGCGTGGGGATCGGCAGGACGCCCGCCGGCTGCCAGCCCATGTTAGCCACCTCACCATCGCGGATCCCCCTGGTCATCTCGGCCATGCGGCGGTACTGGGCCTGGAGCTTGCCACCGACGCGCCCGAAGTCGGCGGGGGTCAGGCGGTCCCAGCCCCCAGCGGCCAGGGCGGCTTCCTGCAGATACTGGCGCTTCAGCATGAGCTTGGCGTGGGACAGGAACACCTGCGGGCTACGCCTGCCGTCCACGAGCCGCTGCACGCCCTCGTACAACCGCCGCTCGCGGCCAGCGACGGACTTCTCCAGGAGTTCGAGGATACGGCTCCGGGCCACGAACCGCCCGCTGGCCGCCCGGACGTAGTTGTGGTTGCGCTTATCCCAGTAGTAGCCCTGGAGCAGGCGCATGACGCGGGGTGCAGGCATGGGTCAGTCTTTCGCCATGATGATAAACGATATGATGGCCACGGCTAGGATAGCCACGAAGTATAGGTCAGACCGCGTCAAAGGTGCCCTCATATAGACCTGTAGTGACATCCCTCTCCTCCTTGCAGCTTGCGCATGGATAGCCTACCCCCTCTCCACCGTCGGCTCCATCTCGATCGAGATGAACGGGTGCCCCAACGAGAACGACCGCTGCGGCGGCTCGCGCGTCGGTATGCGCAGGGTGACCGTCAGGTCGTTCTCGTCCTGGGCGAAGCCCACCTCGGTGACGCCAGCGATCTTCAGCAGCTCCTCTCTGAACATCGCCAGCTCCTCGTCAGTCCAGGTCATGATCAGCTTCCTCTGGTTCCGGCGCGTCCCAATAGAATGACTTCCCGGGATGCTGCTTTTCCCAGGTCTTTATCCCAGCGGCGAGATCTTCAAGGTCAGAAGTTATCTGCTCCATAGTCCTCTGGGGCAGCCCGTCCTCACCTATCGGGTGAGCCTGCCAACAGACTTTCACACCTGGTACATCCGTCTCCCATATCTTGTTCGCCGCCCTAGCCTGCGCCCTGGCCACCGCCAGCGATGGCGTGCGGAATAGTTCCATTCCGTTACCGACGCGCCACCATTCTTTGCCCGACCACACGCCATAGTAGGTCATCATTCTCTGCCTCCTAGAACGGGCCATGAAGCTATGTGCGCTTCACAGCGGTAGGAGTGGGTTACCATGGAGGGGTCTCGTATCAACTGGCGGCTCCACACGACCATCGCCGGTTCGCCGCAGATGTCGCATATGCCCAGTTCTCTGGATTGCGACATCCTCCCTGCGATGGTTTCCTTAGGCGTTGGCAGCCCATCCTCGCCTATCAGACGGGCTTCCCAATGTCCTTCCCAGCCTAGATGTTGCCATCCTTTTGCGACAGCATTCGCGACCTTGGCCTGTGCCCTCGCTATTCCTAGCGATCGTGTATAAAAGAGCTCGTGCTTGGTATACCACCACTCTTTGCCGCTCAGGACGCCTTCCTGCCTAAATGTTTGTTCCGCCCACACGCCGTAGTAGGTGGTCATCCCTCCTTCTCCTTTGCATTGAGCCTCTTGCTAGATACGCGTCCATTTCGCCTGGCAGTTCTTGCAGGCACCTTCCCAGTATTCCTGCCCCGTGGGTTCGTCGCGTTGCAGGTAGAGCGTTACCGTGCTCCCGCACGTCGGGCAGTTCATTGTCTCCGTGGCCTCCGGCACCCCCGGAAGGAGGTTGATCGTCGGCTCGCGTTCGGGGTTGAGCCTCCATTCTGAGCAGCAGAAGTCGTGTGCAGTGACCAAATAGCGGTAGAGCGGTGCTTTGTGGCCCCTCTTCTCGTCCCAGCACAGGATCGCCTTGCCGCGACCGAAACACCAGTTGCAGCTCCCCCACTTGCCCAAGCCCAGGCCGAGGCATGAGGCTTGCAGCATAGTGGGCCCTTGCAGTTTGCGCTCAAGCTCTTGCTCTCCGGCTTCCCTCTGTGCCTCATCGCGCTCCAGGTCTTCCATGACTTGCCGATACAAGTAGTCATGCCATTGCCCATGCTCCCACTCCTCAGAAGACCGAGCCCACCCTCCACAGTTCGCACAGCACCTTTTCCCGTCAGTCATTATCCCTCCTTCTCCCTCGCGTCCAGTAGCCGCTTGTACCGCGCCTCCGTGCGGACATACCAATCGGCCCGCGCATCGGCCACGTCCTCATCGGTGACCGTCGCATCGCGTGCGCCCATCATCGGCGGCTGCACGTAGGTCGCCGGGTCCTGGCCCATCGGGATTGCGGCCAGGGCAGCGGCGACGATCTTCTGCGCATCCAGCGGGTCTGTGCCCGCCTCGATGAGGTCTGCCATCTGGTCCTCGGCCCAGCGGTCACGGTCAGTCATCGTCATTCTCCCCCCGTAGCCACGAGATAGGCCTGGATCATTCTCTCGAAGTCATGCCTGTCATACGAGGCCAGGAGACTTGCCCAGAAGTGCCTGCATCTCAAGTCCATGCAGCTCACCCCGGAACATGCGCAGCCCATAGGATATGGGTTCTCCCGGGGCTCCAGACTGAGAAAATGATCGGCCAGCAGGCGAGCCAGGATGTTTCGGCGCTTCACCTGGGATGCCGTTGGTCTTGTCAGGCGGTCACGGTCGGTCATCGCCCCCCCTTAGATCATCTCTCCACGTCCACCCAGCCACCGTCGCGCCAGACCTGGATGATACATCTGCCCTCGCCTGGCTCAAGTGCCCGATCAATCACCACGCGGTAGCCGTCCATGCCCAGGTCATCTAACAGTGATCTCCGCCCAGCGGTCCACGCGAGCCGGAAAGCCGCCACCGTGATTCCCACTAGCGCCAGCAGGACTAGCCAAGCACGCAGGTTCTTGCTCATCCCCACCCCTTTCATCCTCTCGCCACCACCCGCAAGGCGGCCTCCAGCAATGCCCGCTCCTCGGCAGGCGTCGCCCCCGTCTCTACGCGTTTCTCATCGTCTGGGAAGGCTTTGTCCAGCACGTCATCCACGTTCGGCACGCCCAGCAGGGTCAGCGCGATCCGCATGGCCTCGGGCGGGGGCACCAGCCCGGGCTCGTACATCTTGACCAGTGCCGTGCTCATCTGCTGGACGTCGAAGTCGGCCAGTGCGTCCGTCGAGACCTGTGCGTGGTGATTCTCGAACATCTCGCCGCCATACCTCTCCCTCATGGTCAGCACCAGATCCACCAGGTCCCGCCAGACGTCCGCCCACCAGAGCTGGTAGCGCTGGAAGGCCTTCAGGACGGGGAGCTCCATGGCGGAAGCCGTAGCCAGCCGGAAGGCCTCGCCGCGCCCCAGCCAGTGCGGGAACACCTGCCCGCCCAGGCCGACTTGCCCCATGAGTGCCGAGCCGTCGGCGGCCGCATCGGATGCCCCCGTGCGCAGGGGCAGGTTGCTCAGCTCTGCCGCCGGGTTCTCGATGAACGTGCTGCCAGCCGCCGCACGCGGATTGGTCTCGCCCGACGTTCCCAGTCGCGCCAGTGTGGACTCTATCTGCGAGCGCATGGCATCCACCGCTCGGGAGCCGCCCTGGACCTTGAGCTTGCGCACATACATGGCCACGGCGGCGGCGACGGCCGCCCGGTCTTGGAGGAAGTCTCGGTACGCTCGCGCCCACGGCGCCCCGGCCGACTGCAGCGGCCAGCCGCGCCCGGCGATCTCGCGGTACGCAGCGTGGAGCACGTAGGCCCCCGTGCCGCTCTTCTCCTCGTCGGCCCGCGCAGCGTCGGTCGGCAGGTCGGCTCGGCCTAGGTCCTCCTCCGTCGCCTCCCAGTCGGGATAGTAGAGCGTCATCTGCGTCGTCTTGCCGGTCGGCGTCCACTCGCGCTTGTAGAATAGCGGGACGTCCTCATCCTCTGGGTCGCGCACGATCTCGGTGATCTGCTCCGTGGCGATCGTGCGCAGCGTGACCCCGCCAGCCGGCACGTCCTCGGCCTCGACCCCCTCATTCACGAAGGCCACGAAGAATAGCTCGCCGTCTACCAATAGTCGGTCAGAGAGCCGGTGCAGGCGCCGGTCTTTGAGGACGGGTCGGTTGCGCCGCGCATCCCAGAACTCTGTCCAGACCTCCTGGGTCCGATTCTCCTCCGGCTCGGCCTCAGCAGTCTCATCCACCTCGGCAGCCTCATCTTGCTCGTCTCCCTCTGGCTCCACGGTGATCTGCTGGCCGAAACCGAAGTTGGTCCACAGAGAGACGACCTGCTGGGTGACCACGTCGTTGCGCCAGAGCCGCCTGCTCTCGGCTACGGCCTCCAGGCGCTCCTGCTCCTCCGGCAGGCCCATCCCGCCCGCGGCGCCGAGCCGCACGTAGCGCATCTGGCGGAGAAGGGTGTCGACAAGGTGCGGGTCGATCTCCCCCAACCGCGCCGCCTCCTCCAGTGCCTCACGTACCGAGGCCCCAGCCGACGGCCCAGCCGCGCGGCCGAGCCAGGGGCGCCTCTCCCACAGCTCCCACAGCGCCTCGGTGGCGTCGCGGAAGGCTACCTTCTCGTCGCGCAATAGGTAGTCAGCTATCCGGTTCCTGAGTCCCATCGTTCATTCTCCTAGCCCCCTTTTCTCTACCAGGCCCCTATCCTCTTGGGCGCGTAGACCACCTCCATCCGCTCCTGGCCAGTAAGCCAGGCCACCACGTAGCGCAGGCAGTCCAGGCCGTGGTACTCGTCCTTGCGCTCTATCACCTCCGTCGGCTCGCCCGCACGCGACAGCTTGCGGCGGTACGACCCGATCTCGCTGAGCAGGTTCACGCAGCAGTCGTGCACCACCAACGCGCCATCGGCCAGGAGCTGGATCACCCGGTCGATCCCCTCCCAGACGCCGAGCGAGGGTGGGGCCATGAGCGGTATGCCCGCCGCCTGCCAGTCGAGGCGCGACTGACGCTCCGAGGGCCCGCCGCCGACCCAGGTCCACACCGTCTCTCCTTGCGACAACTCCAGAATCGCACTGACGTGCCCCGGAGTGGTCACGCCGAAGGGCTCCAGGTACTCGCGGTAGACATGGAGCTTGCGCCCGCGCGGGTCGTAAGCCGCCCACAATGCAGCTACGTAGGCCCCCAGTGGGTCGATGCCGACCATGCGCGCCCACACCGGCGGGATCGGGAACGACTTGGCCTTGTGCTGCTCCTCGTCGAATATCTCGTAGATCGCACCCTCTGGCTGCGCCCATAGGCCATAGCGCAGCCGCATCTTCCTCGCGCCGGTGAGGCGGTCTAGGCTCTCCAGGGTGCGGCGCCCGCGCTCGGTGAGTAGGCCGGTGGCCTGGTCGTACAGGGTGGGGTTGTCGCGGTGCGTCGACTCGATGAGCGTCAGTGCCCCGTTCGGATTCAGGGCGCTCCGTGCTCGCGACTTGATCCAGTGCGTCGGCGCGGCGGGGTTGCAGTCGCCGATGAGCTGCGAGTAGGGCATGTTCGCCGCCCGGCCGGTGACGCGCGTGGTCAGGATCTCCCACTCCGGCAGAGATAGCTCCTCGCACTGGTTGACGTAGATCACGTCGCGTTCGGAGGATAAGACCTTGTCCGGGTTGTCCATGCCACCCAGGAACACGCGTGAATCGTTGGGGTAGTCGTACCACTCCGGGTTGTGGCCCCCGTAGACCTTGACCGGTGCACCGGCGATGACCTGCTTCTGCCACGTCTGCAGGACGGAGCTGAGGAGGGAGCGCCGGGTCTTGCGCACGATGGCTAGTTGTGCCCCGGGGTACAGCCATGCCAGTAGGTTCAGCTTCCAACATGCCCCGAAGGTCTTGCCCGTCTCGGCCCTTCCGTAGATGACGACCTCCGGGTCGCGGCACAACATGAATTCCTTCACGCCGCCATAGACCGGGGGCTCGTTGATCACGTAGCGCAGGGGCATGGTTCATCTTCTATCTTGAGGGCACACACATTACTGACCGTGGGTTTCTCTTCATCCTGTCCCCTCCTTCTCCAGCGCGTATGCGGTTGTTAGCCGACTACATCATTTGAAGCTCGCTGTGCTCCCCCCCGTTCCCGTCTTGATGGATTGTGTATATCCAACCGTCTCTCGGCGCACTGGCTAGACTCCATGCTTTCTCCCATGACCGAACTGGGGTCCCAAAGCTAAGCCCATCATTCGCATCATCGCCCGAAGCGACATCCACGAATATGACCGTGCCCACGCCTATGACCATGCCTACGTCATGGTCTAGGTGGGGTTCTAGCCATTCCGTCTCGGCCGCATCCAGTTCTTGGAGGACTGCATCTACCTCTTGGATGGCTGCGTCTAGCTTTTCGATCGTCAACACGCTGCCGCCCTCGCTCTCACCCAGGGC